TTAATTATATTTATTCTTATGATTCTGGTTGGATTTGTAGTCGAAGAAGCTATATTGAGGTTTGTGGTTGTTTTTGTGCTCTGAAGTATTTTTCCACTATATTGTTCAAACTTCGGCTTCTTGATGACTTGATTAACTATGAAATTCTCCCCATCCAAATCCTCTATGCTGCTCGTAGAAACAATTTTAGAATAGTTGTATCCAACGACATTAATGAATGATTCGTTTGGAAGGCTGGGAACGGGTTCAAGTGTTCCAAGAGAGCTCTTGAGAATTTTCGTGTTCGAAACAGGAGTGCCTGTCGCAGTTTTTGCAAAAGATGAACCGAGCTGGGGAAGTTTCGTGACATCGAATCCACCGACATCATCCTCAAACACAACTCCGATCTCTGTCAAACCACTGTTAACTTTTGTGGCATTTGGAGGAAGCTCCGAGCCAGAAATAATCAGATCACCAGAATCAGTTCTTTCGATTGGATTTGTGATCAAACCAAACAAATTTACTGTCGGCGGTAGTTCTATTTTCTGGGCTTGAAGTTCATTTGTGTCGATTCTTGCATCAACCATGATATGCTCTGCATTCAAAACATCATATGGATCAACATTCAAACCATCTATAAGATCAAGATTTATATTGATGGAAGCGATAACGAAATCCTTGATGGATGTCGTAACAAATACCGAGGAATTAATATCAAGTTCAATGTCTCTATATCCAGTTCCATTTGAAACAACCTCGATTCCGTTTAGAATGTATTTACCATCGATATTTAAATATGTCTTTAACCGTATTGAAGCCCCAGAACCACTATATGAGCTCACATTCAATACAGGATTCTCAAAATTCATTATTAGATCGTCTGGATCAAATGAAGAGAGGTCGATGCTGGCAGAAATCACAGAGCCATCATCTGGCCCATTTTCAGATATCTGGTAAAGTGCATAATATGCGGATGAAGCTGGAAGTCTATTATTTGATATATCCAGACCAATTGTTTCCAACTTAGTATAGACTGGAATGCTTGATGCAATATCAGATTGACTGAGCTTGAAAACGCTCTTGAAGATTTCGTTCTCCTTGAACATGAAATAGCACTCAGAGCAATCTGTTGTGATTGTCTTGTATAATGCACCCTTCTCATAATAATCAAATGAAACTCCATTTATGGGAAATTCATAGTTCTGCTTTAGATAAACTGAACAATTTCCAGAATTATTGAATTCACCTTCACAGAAATCATCGGCTGCAAGAAACTCAGTGGAGAAGCTTACAGGTTCATAATCCTCAAAGGAAACCACTGGTATCCATTCAGTTTTGACGAATCTGAGAAAGTCTCCAGTAATTCTATAAATTGGCAGCCAGGTATAACCATCTGCATATTTCTGAATTCCACCAGCATGATTTGGAGCATACGTTGAAGCTATGGTTCCAGACAGGTCATCTCGGTTGAATTCATTATTTCCTAGACAAAGGTAAACATTTCCGTTTTCCTTATTCCAGGCATAGAACGCACCAGTATTTGCCTTGTTTGCAGACCAAGCAACATATACATTTCCAGAATTCCAAGTAATATTTGGAATGATGCCAACGACATCTTCCTTGCTCATTCTCTTGGAAAAAACCATATTTCTCCAGAGTTCTTTTGCAGCCTCTTCGGTATTATTCTCGATTGTCGAGTCGGTGGTTCCTACAAATAGATGCAGTTGTTCCGTTTTACCTACATTGCTGATGAAGTTTTGAATATCTTTAGTTTTTTTGTACATTACGGGCAACCATTACATGTTAGATTGTTGTTTGGACTAGCTAGAGTAGAATCATAACATAATGTCAAGAAATCCAAGATATTTATATCCTTGAATTGACTTGCTGTTGTAAGATTTGTCCATGATGGAAATCTAAAGGTTGGACCAGTAAAACCAGAAAAACTTGCACCACAACAACCAGTGCAAGCTGTCAACCCGTAGAAAGTGGCCCCATTTATTACTCCAAGAGCCTGATAAGTTCCACTTATTCCATATGCCGCATAGTTTTTCAACATGGGATATTCGCATACCTGAGCAGATTCCGTATCTGGAATTACTGGGGTAAAATCCGAAACCTGTTTTCCAAACAACAAACCAATGCCAGCTGGATGATTTGATTTTCTATAGATTTCAGCAATATCTTCATTTCCATTATACTTGTCTCCGATGAAAACCAAATAATTGTGGTCATGGAACCAAGTGGCATCCTGCAGTTTGGAATAGTTTAGATAGCTTCCACCGAGATCACCTCTTTCGAGGTAGTCTCCAGTGTCTCCGATGTTTGTTCTGAATGAGAAGTTGGGATCGTAGAATTTACCACCATTGAGTCGAATAATCAGTCTTTTTGGAATTTCAACTTCAATATCAGATTCATCGATTACAAAAAGGGTGGTGAATAGCTTTCGTAGACCATCCTCGGTTCCTTTTCGGTGGTAGAAGTTTTTTCTTATACCAGTAAGGAACTGTTCGAGTTCGGCTCTTCCAACATCTAGTGTATTGGATGTAAAGATACCTGAAAAAGAATCGCCATACGCCGAATATAGATTCTTTACGAGATTGTCTTTCGTCTTCTTTACATCTATAAGATCTAATATGTTATTGGAAAGACCATATTGAGCACCTGATGGCCCATCACAATAGAGCCAATCATAGTATTTCTGGAGAAAATCATATATTGTTGTCCCAGATTCCAGTCTTCCTATTCGATTTTCCTTCTCATATACAACCCACAGTGGAATGAATTTAGTAATGTCGTATAGAGTACCACACTCCTCGACATTATTGTAATTTACATTCTGCCCCATTCTGAATTGAAGAAGTTCGACAGCCGACTCTTTCTTGGTTTCATCAATCGTATCAGACAGCAGTGAAACTATATTGTTCACCGCATGATTATTATTGGAAATACCAGCTGTTTGGAGAAATGAATACATTAGATGAATTCTATTAGATTAGGAAGGATTGTGAACTTTATATTTGTTCCAGATGAGAAACTACTGTATTTGAGATTTACATCAACGGTAAACAATTCAGACGAATACGGCCCAATCTCTATATAACCAGCATTTGCATTTATTCTTCCATAGTTTAAAGTCGAGGACAGGGTTTCCACATTATTGTTTACGACATATGTCCTTAGATTTATGAACTCACTAAGTTGGGAAGACGAGAGTGGAAATGCCTTGAGTCTGACTTCAACTCCATTTATATCTGTAAACTGAGTTATTTGAGTAAATGCTCCAAAGTTTATCTCAAGTGGATTTTCAATATTTATTATAGTAGTTGCTGTGTTTGGCGCAAAAGATTTATTATAATTTATAGTCACAAATGCAGCTGATACATCTACCGTAAAGTTTTCAGTAATTGCCTGTTCAATTCCACTTAGACTTATATTATATTTTCTGACGGCAGAGTAGTTTGCCAGAAGAAAGTTCTTAATGTTTATTCTCAGCTGCTCTTTCTGAGCTACCGACATATTGTTATTTCTGAGTTGAACTCTTACATCATATGTGAGAGAGTCAGAAACTGTGTTCACATACTCAGGAAGTATGGAAACAGTGCACTTTGTCTTCAGATATGCTACAAGATCTAGAATATCTGGTGTGCTAATTTCTTCCGTGGCGACGAATACTCTTCCATATTTTGGTGGTGTCAGTTCCTCGCCACCAAATACATTGAAGTTGTCCTTATTGACGTAATATCCTTTAGATCTCAGGTATTCTGCCGATATTGCAAGAAAGTCATCCTTGGTCACTGCTCTGTTCTGTGCAGCAAAAAACTTCGGTGCAATGAATTTAAAGTATGCAAGATCTGGAGAATCTAAACCACCCTTGGATGGATAATTTGGAGAATTATTACTAGTAACTATTTCAATCGTTATATTTCCAGCCAATTCGACATTTCTAAATGTCGATATTTCATTTGCAGAGGAACCAGATGATACCAGATAGCTTATTCTTACGTTATCGGTATCGACTATTGAATTTCCTAGAGAATTTTCAATGCCAAATTGAAGTTCAAAACCAGTATCGAATCTCTCAACGAAATATATTCTCTGAGATAAATTTTCGGTACTATCACCAATGTTATCCATCTTGTTCCAAAGATTCCATATGCCGTCGCCCGAATCAACTTCAACTATAATAGTGGAAACATCAATGTTTATATTTGGAATAAAATATGTCTGTCGAGTCAAATCGAGAGAGGTGGTGATATTTCTATGCTCAATGAGTTCAGAACCCTCGATAAGTTCAACATCGTCGATGAAATCTATACCATCTCCAGCCTCATAGAGTTTATATGTGTAGAAATTATAAATTACACCATCATTATTGATACCAGTAAAACGTGTGAATTGTGGTATAGTGGCTGAACCACCTACTCGTATATTTGCTCTTGCGGAGGTTCTTGTTGGTATGGTGACTCCAAGTGGTTTGGTCAGGGATACAAGTGATTCCTCTCGCTGCGCAGTGTCCAAAAACATTTCATTGGCTAACATATTGGAATACAATGCATAATAAAATGTATTGTATGCCAACAGGTCAATCACGGAATTCATTATGGACCCCTTGAAGTTGTAGTCCTTCAGAAGAGTCTGTGATTTCATATATTCGATCAAACCATCTTTGATTTGTTCGAATTCAAGTTTACCGAGATTGACCTGATTATTGCTCATCTTGTTCTCTCTAGGGTTATTACTAGGCTATCTGTTACGTCAAGATCCTTGATGACATATGTTATTGATACTGCAACGAGCTTTTCAGTAACATCAAATTTTATTTCTTCGACACGGATTCTTGGCTCATTTGTATTAATTGCAACACTGATGATGCTGTCAGCATAAAACTGCAGTAGAACTGGCTGTTCAAACAAAACAGTGTATATATTTGTACCAAACGACCTATCGAATGGTCTTTCTCCTATAGCTGTCAGAACTATATTCCTCACCGACTCCTGAATAGCGTTTTGATTCTTCTTAATAGACAAATCACCCGTGAAAGGATTCGGGCTTATGAACATCGGTAAATCGGTATATACGTCTTTCTGAATGATCATAATTGTATTTATTTAATATTTAAACCTCTGGTTGATTTGTTCTGTTTGGGTTGTTGCTGAATGAATCTCTGTTTAAGGTCAGACTCATGAAATCCTTATTTGCATAGAAAATATTAGAAATCTCCGTTACTAGCCATTTGCCACCAAATCTTCTATATTTCTCTTCATTGATTTCACTTCTATCCTCCACGGATACGATTGATCCGATCTTGATGTTTTCATTTCTTGGAATGATTACCTGGAGAGTTTGTGCAAATAGCAAGTTATACTGAGTATTTCTATAAAGTGGAGTCTTGGCTGGAGTACTCCAGAAAGTGGCATAGGTTCTCGAATAGGCCAGATAATCCATGAACTTATCACCAATCTCTGGGCAATTGCAGCTTCCCGTGTTTTCTGGGCTAGACCAG